TTTGAGGTTAGTGTGAGGTGAGGTGTGTGTGGTGTGGTGAAGGATGAGGTGAGTGTTGGGAGGGTGGCTATGTTTGGGTGGTGGGTTTTGCTCGGGTGTACGGTAATGCTAGTGTGTATGGTAATGCTCGGGTGTGTGGTGATGCTCGGGTGTACGGTAATGCTGACTACGCCACGGTGCATGGTTTTGGCTCCGAATATCGTACAACTACATTTTTTAAAACAAAAGCAGGAGAAATTGGTGTGAGATGTGGATGTTTTTATGGAAATTTATCAGAATTCCGTAAAAAGGTAGTAGAGACGCATGGGGAAACGAAAAAGGCAAAGGAATACTTGATGCTTGCTGATCTGATGGAATTTAGATTTTCGGATAACTCATAAATAGAAGAGAGGAAAAGTCAATGGAACAATTAGAAGGAACGGTAACAATGCCGTTGATTGTATATCAGCAGCTTAGAAATGATACGAGTCAGATTTTTGATTCGCACGGAACTGACCATGATTCTGAGGATAAGAAGAAAGGGATTTGGATCTATTTGAATCAAGAAAAACTTTTTGACCTTGCTTGGGAAGAGATGAACAGACGCGGGATTGACATATCGAAGCACGACAGGGAAAAAGCGAGATATGAGCATGGATTTGTAAAGTTTGGGTTTAAAGAAGAGGAGGTGGATACAAATGGCACAGATGGATTATCAGATTATTAAGACATTGGTTGTATTTCCACCCGAGGGAAACGGGGTTTTTCACAAGGAATTGAATCTGATCAGCTGGAATGGGCGGATGCCAAAGTACGATTTGCGCTCATGGACCGATAATCATGAGACGATGACAAAAGGAATTACTCTGACAGAAGAACAGATGAAAGAGATTGCTTTTACCGTCTTAAAAGGAATGGGGTGTTTGTAATGGCAAGATTAACAATTAAAAATCCTTCTGTACATCCAGCACAAAAACCTACATATCGAATTCCAATTGACAGAGCAGGTGAATTTTCTATTAAAACATTTGGAAGATTTACCGATATGCATGGGGATATGGTCACAAAGCTTGGAAAGTATGAGGATTTGGGAGAACCGGAAGAACTCGCAAAGAAATTAGGAATCCGATTGGAGGGCTAAGTGAAAATGGATATATATCGAATTTTTGATTTTAAAGATGAAGAAGAGTGGCTTTCCGGAAGAATGAATGGAATTGGTGGAAGTGATGCAAGTGCAGTGGTTGGTGTTAATCCTTATAAGACAAATATCCAGCTCTTTGAAGAAAAGACTGGGAAAAGCATTCCGGAAGATATCTCAGATAAGCCTTATGTCATTTATGGTAAGTTCGCAGAAAAGCATATTCGAGAACTTTTTAAGTTAGATTATCCGGAATATAAGGTTGAGCATCACGAATTCCGGATTTTACAAAGTCTAGAATATCCATTCATGCAAGCTTCTTTAGATGGAGAGCTGACTGATCGAGATGGAAGAAAAGGAATTCTGGAAATTAAAACAACAAATATCCTACAGTCTATGCAATATGAAAAGTGGAAAGATAAGATTCCAGATAACTATTATCTGCAGATTCTTCACTACTTGCTAGTTACTGGATATGAATTTGTAGTTCTAAGAGCACATCTGAATACTACATGGGGCGGAGAAGTCAGAACACAAGTTAAGCATTACTTCATTGAACGCGAAGAAGTTCAGGAAGATTTAGATTACTTATTAAAAGAAGAAGTTAAATTTTGGAAGTATGTGGAGAGCGGAAGAAAGCCGCCTTTGATACTACCTGAAATATAGGAGGAAGAACATGGAATTTAAGATTATGAATCCGCAAGAGAGTTTAATTGCTCAGGAGATTCAGTGGAATAATAAAGAATTGAAACAGGAGATTTCAGCTAAGATGGCTGATTACGAGAATCTTGTCTTTACAGAAGAAACTATTAAAGATGCTAAGAAAGATAGAGCAAACTTAAATAAGTTAAAAACTGCCTTTGAGGATGAAAGAAAACGAATCAAGAAGCTTTATCTTGATCCATATAACAAGTTCGAAGCGCAGATCAAAGAAGTTGTTGCTCTGATTGAGAAACCAATTAGCTTGATTGACAAACAGATTAAAGAAGTTGAAGAGAATAAGAAGCTCCAAAAGAGAGCAGATATCGAAAAGATGTTTGCAGAAATCGGATTTCAGCCATTTGTCACACTTGAGAAGATTTGGGATCCTAAGTGGCTGAATGCAACAGTCACATTATCTAGTATTGAAACAAGAATGAAAGAAATCATGTTTGAGATTGGCAGCGATGTTCATACAATCAAATCTCTTCCGGAATTTAGTTTTGAAGCAATGGAAGAGTACAAGCAGTCGTTAAGTCTTGTGCAGGCTATCAATGAAGGGCAACGATTAGTAGAGATCCAAAAGAGAAAAGCGGCTCAGGAAGAAGAAAGAAGACGTAAAGAAGAGAGAGCAGCAGCTGAAGAAGCAGAAAGAAAAGCAGTAGAAAAAGCTTTAGCGGAAGCTGTGGCGGAAGAAATGGAAGCTCCAGCAAAACCAGTAGAAGTTATTCAAGAACCTGTTTATACATTAGATTTTAGAGTTACAGCAACAAAAGAGCAGTTGGATCTGCTTAAAGGATTTTTGCGACAGAACAATATTACATATGGTCCAGTGCCAACATTGAAAGGAGAATAATTATGGCAGTACAGAACAGTTTAGCTAAAAAACAGAAGATGGGAATGGCAGCATATCTCACACAAGATGCCGTGAAGAAACAGATCAACAGCGTAGTCGGTGGAAAGAATGGTACAAGATTCATTTCAAGCATCGTTTCAGCAGTGCAGACAACTCCAGCATTGCAGGAATGCTCAAATCCTAGTATTTTATCTGCTGCACTTTTAGGAGAGGCATTGAACCTTTCGCCCTCGCCACAGCTTGGCCAGTTTTACATGGTTCCTTTCGATAACAAGAAGAAAGGATGCAAGGAAGCTCAGTTTCAACTCGGCTATAAAGGATATATTCAACTTGCAGTTCGCTCAGGGTATTACAAGAAATTGAATGTTCTTGCTATTAAACAGGGGGAATTAGTTCGATACAATCCATTGGATGAAGAGATTGAAGTAAATCTAATTGAAGATGATATTCTTCGAGAAGAGACACCGACAGAAGGATATTATGCAATGTTTGAGTATGAGAATGGATTCAGGAAGACTATGTACTGGTCAAAGAAAAAGATGTTGGCACATGCAGAAAAGTATTCATTTGCGTTCTTCAAAAACGGTGGTGCAAAAGCTTTGGAACTTATTGAACAAGGCAAGATTCCTGAAAAGGATATGTGGAAGTATTCTTCGTTTTGGTTTAAAGATTTCGATGGAATGGCTCTTAAGACAATGCTTCGGCAGCTAATCAGCAAATGGGGAATCATGAGTATTGATTTGCAGACGGCTATTGATAAAGATATGGCTGTTATTCAAGAGGACGGTTCTGTTGAGTATGTGGAGAATGATTCAGCGGAATATGAAGAAAATATTGTATCGGATCAGGAGTTTCAAGAAGTAGAAAATATAAAAAAAGATGAAGCTATTGAGACAGACAAACAAGAATCTAGTGTAGAAAGTAATTTTTTTAATTAAAGAAAGGATGATAGATTATGCAGCACATTGATTTAGAGAAATTTGCGAACGGTGCTTTCTCGGCACAGGTAAACAGAGCAATCGAAGAGGTAACAAAAAAATATTCAGGATCCAAACACGGAAGCTTTAGCAACTCGAAAAATTACAATTACAATTGGATTCAAGCCGAATCAGGAGCGTAACTTTGTTACAACCGGAGTGCAGGCGAAGACAACCCTTGCACCGGCACTTGGAACTGTTACAGCGATGAGCATGGGAAGAGATATCAAGACCGGGAATGTTGAAGCAGTTGAAGTTGGAAATCAAATCCCAGGTCAGATGTCGGTACAAGATTTGCAGACGAACAGCGTAGGTGTGGTAGATGGACAGGCAGTAGATACCGAGACAGGGGAAATTCTTGGGGATGCACAGCAGGACGGAAAAGTAATTGATTTAAGAACAAAACAGGCATAGGAGGAATATAAGATGATGGAAGGATTAAGAGAAGCATTACAATTTATTACTGATTTAAAAGAGGACGCATTGGAACCAAAGATTGTTGAAATTGCAGAGAAAACATATTGTAATCAGTCATTAGTCAGATACGGAAAAGAGGATTTAGCAGAGGCGATTACAGCAAGCACTCTGACATCAATTGTAGATTACATCAAACAGAAATCTGATGAGATGCGGGAATCTAGTATTTTACATATCGTAAATCCTACAACATTAGAATTATACTCTGGTTTGCTGGAAGAGAAGAGACGCGAAACATTGTTCCGCTCCAAAGCGATTGTAAATGAGTTTGAGTTTGACAAATGGTATGATCAGGAACGTTTCTTGATTGAGCTGCAGGCGAACTTTATTAAAAATGAAGATTTAGAAAAGATTATGATGGTAGCAGGTAATATTCAATCTGGAACGACAGCAAACTATAATGATGATGGAATCAGTCAGAAAACAACTATCCGTTCAGGAGTCGCAAATAATTCGGATGTAATCGTACCAAATCCGGTTAAACTGATGCCATACCGTACCTTTAATGAGTTGAAACAGCCGGAAAGTGCATATGTATTCAGAATCCGGGATGATCAGGGAACGCCTTTATTTAAACTGATTGAAGCGGATGGCGGTATTTGGAAGAACGAAGCAATGCTTAGTATTAAGAATTATCTGCAGACAGAGCTTGCAGAGGAAATTGAGAAATATAATATTACTATCATTGCCTAAAAATTCAAGGTATCTCCATAAAGGGATCAATAATATATCACACACGGAACTTTAAAACTTGTTTCAATGCCTCCTGCTGAATGGTAGGAGGCAGAAAGGAGAAGCATGAAATCAGTAAGTTTTCACGTGCCGGGAAAGCCACAGGGAAAGGCAAGGGCGCGTACATTTTATAATCCGAATCTCGGAAGACATATGTCAGTAACACCGGATAATACGGTATTGTACGAGAATCTGATAAAGACGATGTACATTCACGCTGCAAAAGGCTGTAAGTTTGAGAAAGGCGAACCGGTTACACTCTGCATCGTTGCAAGATATATGCCGGCAAAGAGTACTTCTAAGAAAAAGCTGCAACAGATGTTAGATGGAGAAATTCTTCCACTTAAGAAGCCGGATATGGATAATATTGTGAAAGTAATTGCGGATGCCCTGAATAGTGTTGCATATCAGGACGATTCGCAAGTTGTATTTGTAAAAGCAAAGAAAGTCTATTCTGCACTTGAAGGTGTGGATGTGACGATTCAGGAATATAGAAAAGGAGAGTAGGTGGTCCGTATGGGGCGTGGTGCTCCGAAAAAACCAGGACTTACATACTATCCGAAGATGCTTGATTTCTACGAAGATGATAAAATCTTTGATTTGTTGGACGAATATGGTCCATTGGGCGTGACAATCTATGACTGTATACTTTGTATCGTATATAAAAACGGATATTACGCTGAAATCCCACTAGATAAGCTATCAAAAATGATCACTAAGATGATCGGAAACAAGTGGGTAAAGAACAAACATGTTGTCGTACAAGTGGTGCACTTTTGCTCTGAGATAGGTCTCTTAGATGATGACCTCATGACGAAAAACATCATCACCTCTGTTGGAATTCAGAGACGTTATTACGAGATAGCAGTAACACGCATGAAAAGACAGCTTTATAGTGATAAGTATTGGCTCCTCGGGAAAGAGGAAAAAGAGGAGCCTTTATTAAATGCACCCTTAAACGGAATTAGTTCGGAAGTTAATCGAATTAATTCGGAAGAAATTCGAGATACTTCGGAAGTAAGTCCTATAGAAATAAAAGAAAATAAAAATGTATATATAGATGCCTTCGGCGATTCTGAGATTGAGAGATATTTCCAGTTGTATGTGATGACACGGAACAACAATGGAGATAACTTATCGGATACTCAGATACAGATGCTAAGAGAAGAATTGCTTTCCATATCTGCTGACAGAGAAGAACAGCTTGCAATGCTGAGAAAAGCTACAACCGGTCTTTGGAAAGGCTTCTATCCATTATCCAAACCTAAAAAGAAGAAATCGGAGAGCACACAGAAGGCAAAGAAGAAAGCATCTTTTAATAACTTTGATGGAAGAAAATATGATATGGAGGCTTTGGAAGCACAGATGCTTGCAGTAGACGAAATGGGGTGTGATAAATGATACACACAGAATTGATTAAAAATAGATTTGACTCTCTCGAAGCGTATGAGAAATTTGCTTTGGAATGGGCGGAGGTGTGCTGTAAAGTGAGTAAAAGCAGCCGAAACAGGGCGGAAAAGGAACGGTTTGAAAAGGCGAAGAGAGTTCGAGACATGGAAAGTTAGGAGGAAGAAAGCATGAGTTATGAATATAAAATTGAACTGGTAGAAGAATTACCGAAAGAAATTCCAATAAAGAAAAATGGAACATTAGATACAAGAAATGAATGGTATGGACATTCATACGGGGAATCAGTTGGAAGAGTTTATGATGATGGAAAAGTAGAGTCGTTTTTTATAAAAGACCAAGAAAATAAGAACACAGAGTTGTTTGACGTGCTCAGAAGCAGTCATCTTGTAGAGACAAGACATAGAAACTTGATAAATCGAAAGACTGGAGAGGATAAATCTTGTACAGAATATTATGTTATGCATAGAGTAGTAGGACATTGTTCAGGACTTCCAACAGTGACAGATGAAGTATTATCCAGTTGCATGAATGTAAGATATAGATATATGTATGAAATTTTGTTAGTTGCAGAAGAGGGGCTTAAACGATATGTAACAACAGAAATTAGAACAGATGGACCTTATACCGTATGTCTTTATGATGAGATGAATGAAATTGAAGAGCTTTTTGAAGAACTTGCAGAAAACGAAGAAAAAGGGTTCCGATTTGATAGTTATGGAACGCTATGTGTCTTGTTTTATGATGATTTTGGAGATCAGATAGAAGCAGAATTTTTTAGCATGAGAGAACTATTGATGTGCATTCATTCTGTGAGACTGGTTGAATTAGAATCGGAGATTGTTGATTAAGTGGAGGAATAAACATGGAGAGATTAACTATAAGTAAAATAACGGAAGAAACAGGAGCATATGAACTTGCACATAATTGCACCTTTATACGAGATGGAGAAACATGGTATAGAGATTTCGACAATGAAATCAGATTAAGAGATATGATGCGAGAAATCATAAAGAACCATTCTCAGTACGATGAACAATGCGACGATGATGAGATTCTCGATGAAATTCTCTTCGAAAATTTACAATATCCGGCGGATGATATTGATGGTTTGATAGCTGTATTCAGTATGCTTGCATGGAGTCATTCGGATCTAAGAGAAAGATTAAAAGCATATGAAAATACCGGATTAACTCCAGAACAGGTGCAGGAGCTAAAAGAACGTGATACGGCGAAGAGACCGATTAAGACTAAGGGATTGAAAAATTTTCATGGAAATATTTATAAAGTAGTTGGCGAATGTTCTAACTGTGGCTGTGGTGTAAATAGCTTTATGATGTTTTGCGACTACTGCGGACAGCGGTTAAAGTGGGAGGCTTAGAGATGCGAGAAATACTTTTTAAAGCAAAGAGGTTGGATAACGGCGAATGGGTAAAGGGTAGTCTGATATCGACAGAAGATAACTCAGGTTTTATTCTTCAAAGCAAAACGAAAGCGTTTATTCCAAAAGGGGCTAATACGTTTTGTTCGACAGAGTGTTATGAAATCGACCCAACCACTCTCTGCCAGTACACCGGACTGACCGACAAGAACGGTAAACGGATTTGGGAGAATGATATTATTGAAGACGATGTAAATTGTTACAGAGTATATTGGAGCAAAAAATACAGCAATTTTTCTTGTGAATGTGTCAAAACAGATGAGCCAATATTTAAAGGAAGAAAATGGGATTTATGGTCGATCATACAAGAAGAGGAAATATATGTTAAAGGAAACATTTTTGATAACCAAGAGCTGTTGGAGGTAGAGTGATGAAATACAGAAAGAAACCAGTAGTTATTGAAGCGATTCAATGGAAAGAGAATACAACGGAGATAATACAATTTTGTGGAAATAAATGTTCTTACAATGCAAATGATACTGCTTGGGAAGTTGGAAAAGGGATACCAAATGAAGAACTTATCATACATACCCTTGAAGGAGATATGATAGCGAGCAGAAATGATTACATTATAAAGGGTATAAAGGGAGAGGTTTGTCCATGCAAACCAGATATATTTGAGAAAACATATGAAGAGGTGGGGGGAATGAATGTATTAGAGAAGATTTTGGAAGAGATAGAAGAACGTGTGAACATTGTTGAAAACATTCCAGTAAATGAAGATGATGATTTTCTGGATGGTGAGGAGTGTTATGAAGACGGAAGAGTACAAGGTCGGTATGAAGAGCTGGTATGGTGCAGAGGCATGATCCATTCCCACATGGATGATGCGACAGATACGAATGACGGGTGGATTCTAGTAGAGGACGGATTGCCGGAAGGTGGAGAGAAAGTATTAGTATGGTACGAATATTTCCGGTATGGAGAATACAACAGAATGTTTCAAACGCATGGTATTGGATGGCAATATGATGGGCACTGGAGTGGCGATGTAAGTGGTACAAAAGCAAGATGTATAGCATGGCGTCCACTTCCGGAACCGTACAAGCCTAAGAAACTACAAACAGAGGAGAAGCCGGTACAATGACCGGCTAATTATGAAAAAGAAAATCTATATAAAAAACTAAATGTCTTTGTTTGATTATTACTATACACAGGATTTATGATGATATTGTGTTTGAAAATCATAGATTTTGTGAACGAAGTTTTAAAGATTTGTGAAAGAGGAGTAGGAGGTGTGAGATGAGCATTGTGAATTTTAATATCCCGGATGATGGATGGTTTTCGATGAATTGCAATACTTTGCCGTTAGATAAGCAATTATGCGTAATTATTCATAGATATAGCAATCAATCTCCGGGAATATATCAATACAGAAAAGCGGACTGGTTGCATAAAGAAAGCGATTATTTCTTAGATGTTTCGGAACGATGGAGATTAGAAAGCATTGGGTGCGAAGAAGAATGGGAACCAAGCTTTGCGACGGCTGGAATCATAAAATACTGGAAACCGTTAGGACTTCCGGTCAATGAAAATGAGAGATTGCAGCTAGAAATCGAACGGTGGTTTGAAGATGACGATACTTAGAGGACAGCGGAGCACGGTCTTAAGTGCTCCGACAGAAAGAGGTGATAAATTGAGCTATGGAAGAACACGGAAGCAAGCAAAGCTGGACGAAGAAAAGACATTTGATGACATTATAAAGCAAGGACCGAGTGAAACCGCAAAGTGGCACATGCAGCGGAAAGCATACACAACATGCAGTCATCGCAAGGAGAGGAAACAGTTGGCAGAGTATAGTAGTGTGGCGGATTTTTATGAGGCAAGACTTAAGGGAGGTGGTGCCGGTGGACAAGTTAAAACTGAAAAAGTACATACCGAACAAAGCAAGACTTAAAAGAATTGATGCGAGGATAGAAGAACTTTGTGAGACTGAGCCGGCAGGAGAAGTGATGGGAAAGGTTCGTGGGTCAAGTAAAGATTTTCCCTATACGGAAGTTAGGACATCTGTGATGATACCTGATCCGGATGAGCAGGAGCGAATAAACAAGCAAATCAGGAAAAAAGAAGAGGAACGCTTGCAGGTGTTGGCAGAGATTCAAGAGGTAGAAGAGTTTCTTGACGGGATAGGGGATGTGGAGATTAAAGAGATTTTTGAATTGCTGTACGTGGATGTGAAGAAGCAGAGAGAGGTTGCAGACATCATCGGATATAGCAGAGGAAGAATTTCGCAAATAACAAGTGAATACTTGAAAGATTAACACAATTAACATTTTAGATATGTTATAATTATTCTAGAAAAGTTATAATTAACTTTAGGCTTTTCTTCCCAAAACACACTTATATATCGAAAAGGGCGCCTTGCAAATTGTGAGGTGTCTTTTTTTGTAATATTTGATAAAAAGAACAGATGTTTCTTGTATATTTTCTGTTTATAAGATATAATATATTTGAAATGTTAGAGGAAACAAAAGCTATCATTTCAAAATTTCGTTAGGAACAGTTGCTTGTAAAGGAGTGAAAAAAATGAAAACCACAATAAGCAAGAGCTTTCTGGACGGATTTGCAAGAGCATTGAGCTTAGATAGTACAAAAGAATGGCCAAATATCTATGATGATAAAATGAAAGATTATATGGCATTAAGGGGCGATTGGGATAATGTCGGAAAATCAATCCGAAAAGAAACAAGAAATTTCAAAAGAACCAGTTTCAGACATTGAAATTGAAAACGAAAAGCAAGCGGAGCAAGTAAAACAGGTAGTGGTTGAGGCGATAAGAAGCGAATTCAGTGGGCCAATGCCACCCCCGAGTATACTTTCGGGGTATGAAAAAATTCTGCCAGGTGCCGCTGATAGAATTTTGTCAATGGCAGAAAAGCAATCTGCACATCGACAAAAGATGGAGAAAAAATGATTAAAACAGAATCAAGAGATAGCCTTTTGGGGGTATTGTTTGCATTTTTTCTAGGATTTGGTTGCATAGTTGCGGCTGTGGTTATGGTAATTGCAGTTCCCGAAAATGCAGGTGCTATTTCAGGTGCTGCTTTAGGTGTTACTGGAATTGGTGCAATTATAACAACATTTATAAAAAGTACTAGAAGAGGCTATAAAGGCCAGCAAGATTCAGGAAAAGAAAGAAAAGAATAAAGTAAAAGAAGAGGCGTCCATTAGGGCGTCTTTTCTAATACCCAAATATGGATACATAGCTCAGTGGTAGAGCACTTCACTCGTAGGGAATATGTCACAGGTTCGATTCCTGTTGTATCCAGAGATAGAAAATTGATAGATTGGAAGGTGGTGAGCCATATGACAGAAAAACAGAAAATATTTGCAGATGAATACTTGATTGATTTGAATGCTACACGGGCTTACCGCGCGGCATATCCATCCGTGAAGAAAGATGAAACAGCGAGGGCAAATGGAAGCAGAATGCTAACAAATGCTAACGTTGCAGGGTATATTTCAGATCGAATGAACGAACGCCAAAAGCGAACGGAAATCACACAGGATATGGTGCTTCAAGAGTTGGCTTCGATTGCTTTTGCAAGGGCAACAGATTATGTAGAAATTAAAGTTGATGGTACAAATAGCGTGGTTATGGTGAAGCCAACTACAGAACTGTCAGAAGAGCAGATAGGAGCAATCGCAGGAATCAAAGAGGGAGCTAATGGAATTGAAATCAAATTGAATGATAAAGAAAAGGCGTTGGAAATGTTAGGACGTCATTTAGGTATGTGGAATGATAAATTGGACATGAAGGTGACACCTGCATCAGACACTGTGAGAGAAATGGAAGAATATTTTGGGAATTACAAAGCAACAGGCGATAACACTACTGACGGAAACGCCTTATAAGATAGGACATTGGTTAGGGTTTAAGGATTTGACCAGGCTACACAATGAGTGGCTTCGGTCATTTTTGTATGAAAAGAAAGACCAGACGCTGCTTGCTCACAGGGGCAGTTATAAGACGACGGATTTATCGTTGTTTCTTGCATTACATACGGTGGAACGACCAAATGAAAATGTTATGTTTTTCAGAAAAACTGATACGGATGTCGTAGAAGTGATGGTTCAGGCGCAAAAAATATTGTCATCAGATGTTATGCAGTCGATCACATATGCTTTGTATGGCTGTTATATTCATTTTTTGAAATCGAACAATGCAGAAATCCATACAAACCTCTGCACATTCACAAAAGGAGTCAGTCAGATACTTGGACTTGGTATTGGAACATCCATTACAGGTAAACATGCGGATATAGTCGTTACAGATGATATTGTTAATCTAAAAGACAGAATCAGCAGAGCAGAACGCGAGAGAACAAAGGTGCAGTACATGGAACTACAAAACATCTGTAATAGACATGGACGTTTTATTAATACCGGAACACCGTGGCACAAAGAAGATGCGATTTCCATCATGCCGAATGTAAAACGGTATGATTGTTATTCGACAGGATTGATAGACAGAGGAAAGTTGGAAGAAATCAGATGTTCAATGTCAGACAGTTTGTTTGCTGCAAATTATGAGTTAAAACATATAGCTGATAAAAACGCTATGTTTACGTCTCCTCAATTTATGGAGGATGAAAGTTTGTTATATAACGGAATTGCGCATATAGATGCTGCGTATGGCGGAGAGGACGCAACAGCATTTACGGCAATGCACAAGTTACAGGACGGACGTATAGCAGCATTTGGAAAACGGTGGGAAAGGCACGTAGAGGACTGTTTGACGGAGATTGATGCTTATCACGAAAGGTTCAGGCTTGGAACAATAGAATGCGAGGATAATGCAGATAAAGGCTATTTGAAGAAGGAGTTGAAAACAATGTTCCTTCCGGTGCATGGGTATCATGAGAGCATGAACAAATTTGTGAAAATATCAACGTATCTGCGTAAACACTGGAAGAACATAGTGTGGTTTGAAGAAACAGACCCGGAGTATATTAACGAGATACTGGACTATTCAGAGTTTGCGGAACATGATGATAGTCCTGACTCGGCAGCAAGTCTGATAAGAAAATTAGAGAAAAAGGGTTCAGGATTGAACAGAAAGATAACAGGAGGGATTTGATGTTTATATTACCAGCAGGTACAGAGATTACATTGGAATTACTGGCTGAATTTGTAGACAGGCATAAGAAAATGGTCAGCAAAAGATACAAGCCATTACAGGACGCTTATACAAGTGATTATGAAATTTTGCATAGAAAAAAGAAACCGGATTATAAACCAGATAATCGTATTGTAGCAAATTTTGCAAAATATATAGTTGATACAATGAACGGGTTCTTTTTGGGAAATCCGATTAGAATTACGTCAGAAGATAAATCTTTGTTAGAGTATGTGGAATTTCTTAATCAATACAATGACCAAGATGACAACAACGCAGAGTTGTCCAAGATATGTGATATTTATGGAAAAGGGTACGAGATGTATTATGCAGATGAAGAGGCAGAACTGTGTACCACTTATCTTGATCCGACAGAAGCATTTATGATATTTGATGAATCTATTATTGAAAGACCACAGTTTTTTGTAAGGTACTATACAGATTACAATAAAACAGAGAGAGGAAGTATATCTAACGGGACAGAGGTTAGGTATTTTCAAGTTTCAGGAGGGTATATTTGGACAAGTGAGTGGGAATCGCATTATTTTGAGGGAGTGCCTGCGACAGAGTTTGTGGAGAATGCAGAACGGCAGAGTATATTTGAACCAGTATTGACGATGATTAATGCCTATAATAATGCAATCAGTGAAAAAGCGAATGATGTAGATTATTTTGCAGATGCATATATGAAGGTGCTTGGTGCTGAATTAAAAGATGACGACCTTGAATTTATCCGCGATAAACGTGTTGTAAACTTTCCGGGAGATGAAATGGATAAGATTATCGTAGAATTTATGGACAAGCCGAGCGGTGACGGTACACAGGAAAATCTTCTTAACAGATTAGAGAGATTGATTTTTCAATTATCAATGGTGGCAAATATTTCTGATGAAAATTTTGGTGCAAGTTCAGGAATTTCATTGAAGTATAAACTGCAGGCTATGAGTAACTTGGAAAAGACAAAGGAGAGAAAGTTCACGTCAGGCATGAATCGTCGGTACAAGGTATTGTTTAGCCACCCTAGGTCAAAAGTTCCAAAGGATTCATGGGTAAAATTAAAATATGTTTTCACACCGAATTTTCCGGCCAACTTGTTGGAAGAATCACAGATAGTGGGAAATCTTGCAGGCATTACAAGTAAAGAAACCCAACTGAAGGTACTTTCAACAGTAGAAGATGTGAAAGGGGAAATAGAAAAGATAGATGCCGAGCAGGATTTGCTAGGGTATAACACAGACTATCCGACAGGCAGAGATGATGAAGAGAGTGAGGATATAGTTTCTATTACAGAGGGGGTGACTGAAATACAAGGGAAAGCACTGAACGTAGCACAGACACAAAGTTTAATTGCTATTATGTCGCAATACAGTGCAGGAAGTTTGACAGAAGGACAGGCGATTAGACTTATTTCAACTGCAATAGGAATTAGCAGAGAAGAGGCACGTTCGATTTTGAATGGGGAAATGTAGATGAACTACTGGGAAAAGAGACAGAAACAACTGAATCAGGAATTGGAAAAGGACGAGAAGAAATTAAAGAAAAAACTCTCGTCCTTTTATAGTGCAGAATACAGAAAGTTAGAAAAAGAAATAGCAGCATATTATTCCATATATGGTGAGGACAAGGTTATCGAGTACAGAAAGTTGATGCAGAACTTGGACGATGCGGATAGGGAACGACTTATCAAAAGAATGCAGGACTTTGCTCAACTGTATCCTGAGTATGCGGATATGCTTCCTATACGGGAAAGTATATATAAACTAAACCGTCTTGAAGGATTACAGATGTCAATACTTATGCAGCAGTTGGAAATCGGTGCAGTCGATATTAAGACGGTCAGGGAGCATCTTGTAAGACAGGCTGTACGCAATGCTAATCAGGTAGCAGAAACAATGGGGTACGGCAAGAACTTTTACTCGGAAAATTCGGAAATCATACGAAAAATTGTAAATGCAAAGTGGTATGACGGAAAAGATTTCAGTGAACGAATATGGGGAAATATTCAGAAACTGGCACGATATTTGGGAAGGGATATTGCTGCGGGATTTGCCCGTGGTGACAGTTATAGCAAACTTGTTTCGAAGTTAAGACAGAGATTTGAGAAAGTGTCCAGAAATGACGCATATCGGCTGATTTACACAGAAGGTACATTTATATCAAATGAAGCAAGAGCAGTGGCATTTGAGCAGGACACAGAGGAATATGTGTTCCGTATTCAGCACTATAAAGCAAGGCGTTCCGGTTGGTCGGATATTTGTGATGATTTGCATGAGAAACGTTTCAAATGGGGTGAAAGAAAGCCGGGAATAAACTTTCCACCTATGCACCCGTGGTGCCATTGTACCGCAACACCAAGTGTTACGGATAGGGAGAAGTTTGTTGAAGATTATGAGAAACGTCATGGAAATGGTGAAGGAAAGAAAATATCTGATAGATTAAAGGTTGTAAAAAATGTTGACTATGGTATGATAAAGAAAATAATAATTCCAGAACAACTTAGACGGGCTACTGGTATTACTCCTAATATGATTGAAAATATGCAAAAGGGTATTAATATAATAGAAAATGAATATGAGTTGAATTTAAAATGGGTGTTGGTAGAAGATTTGGGAACTTCGCGTTTGGATATTCCTTATCTATGTAGATATGCGAATAATAATGGAAAACATGAATCAATATTTGTTTTAAATAGTGGATTTGATTTTACAGGGTTTGATGAAATAGTTGCCAGAGCCTATGCATATGGTTATTTTTCAGGAAAAAGTATAACAGACCATATTATTCACGAAATGGCACACGTAATGACAGGACAACATATTGAAGACGCAGAGGAATTTGAGACTTTTTTAAATACTGTTGAAAAGGAATATGTTCCAGGAGTTTCAGGATATTCTGATGATGCAAAGGATGGATTTGAAACGATAGCAGAGGCTTTTGTAAAAATAAGAAACGGTGAAGAAGTGCCGGATAAAGCAAGAAGGTTGGTTGAAATTTACATAGAAAGGTGGAAAAAGAAATGATTAGAATACCGTACTGTTTGGATTGCGATAATTGTAAAAAAAATATGGTATGTGATGCGTATCCGAAAGGAATACCTGAGGAAATATTGCATACTCCTAAAACCAAAGGAACCATATGTAACAATGGAGTGACATATAAAAAGCATATTGCTCAAAATAACATTAAAAATATTACAGATTAGAGTTGAAACAGTAGTTTGAATTAGAAAGATAGGAGCGGTTTTACCAAAAGGAAGCAGAGGAATATTATGGTAATAGTACCACTGGATTATACTGGGAGTGATGATAATGACATTAAGTGAAGCTAGAGAATATATGGAATGGGAAAAAAGACAAAAATTCTGATTGTGTGAGATAGTATTTAAGTAAGGAAGATGACGAGAAAAGTTATGAAAAAACTATTATTTTTTCATGCTCCGTGGTGTCCGCCCTGTAGATTTTATGAAAAGCAGTTTATTGAACCTTTAGAGGAAAAAGTCGGGATTGATAAAATACAGCGTGTAAACGTGCAGGACGAATCATTTGTGGCAGACAAATATCAGATAGACAAATTGCCAGCGGTAGTTTTATTGTCTGATGAGATGGTGTATATGAACCACACAGGAGCGATTGACGTTGAGGAAGTAGCAGATTGGTTGAAAAATATATAAGTGCAGATGCCACAGGTCGAAAAGATCTGTGGTATTTTTATACTTATTTTTAGGGAGGTGGTGCCGATTGATTGCAGTAAAAGTAACAAGTACAGAAATTACAGTAGACGGTCATGCGGGATATGCAGCAAGTGGAAGTGACATTGTGTGTGCAGGAGTGACTGCCCTTTTTCAGTCATTGGTTAAATCCATACTGAGTTTAACTAATGATAAAATTGAATATTGTCTAAGACCGGGAGCATCTAAAATTGTTTATAGGAGTTTATCAGAAAAATCGCGAGTTTTGATAGACTCTTTTTTTATCGGGATTTCCATGATTTCAGAGGAATTCCCCGAATATGTAAAAATTTTATGACCAGGCGTGAGTGTCACTAAACCTTACGGAAAGTCAGGCGTGGAGACTATAAACTACGGGGAATAGAGCGTAAGTTTTAAAATATGGAGGTATACAATGAAAGTAAAAGATTTTTGGAAACTGCAGTTATTTGCAGAGGATACAGAAGGGGGTAAGCCGGATAATGTGGAAGATTCCCACACAGGAGGTGGCGAGCCTGAGAAGAATGAGGTGAAATACACAGATGCAGATGTTGATAAAATAATCGACAAGAAATTTGCTGAGTGGGAGAAAAAACACCAGAAGAAAGTTGACGAGGCTGCGAAACTTGCCGAGATGAATGCACAGGAGAGAGCCGAGTATGAGAGAAACGAACTTCAGAAGAAGTTAGACGAATACGAGAGAAAAGATGCTATTGCAGGAATGACAAATACTGCAAGAAAAATGCTGGCAGACAATCACATTGTGGTCTCAGATGAACTTTTGGCGGTTTTAGTCACGCCTGACGCAGATAAAACAAAACAGGCAGTAGACGGTTTTGTAACTGCATTCAATGATGCAGTAGAAGAGGCGGTTAAGGAACGTCTTAAAGGCAAAACGCCTAGCAGAAGCAGTGGTAAGGCAACAATGACAAAAGAAGAAATTTCGGCAATCAAAGACCCGGAATTAAGACAGCAAAAAATGTTAGAAAATAGAGAGTTATATGATTTTTAGGAGGTAATTTATGAACAAGAACAGAAAATTTGGATTACAGTTATTTGCAGTTGATGAGAAGATGATTATTTCAGCAGACCTTGCAAAAGTGAGAGACGTAGATTTTACGGAGCGATTTACGACAGGCATTCAGACCTTGATGAAAATGCTCGGTATCACAAGAAAGGTTGAGAAAAAGGCAGGAGAAGTACTGAAGGTATATAAAGTTACAGGAACTTTGGCGAATGGTACAGTCGCTGAAGGTGAAGTAATTCCGCTTTCAGAGTATAAGACAACATACGCACCGGTTGGAGAGGCTAACTTGAAGAAATGGAGAAAGCAGACAACTGCGGAGGCTATTTCCAGCAAAGGATATGGACAGGCGGTAAACGATACAAATGATAAGATGCTTAAGGATATTCAGAAAGGTATTCGTAAAGACTTCGCAGCGTTTCTTGCTACTGGTTCGGGAAAAGCCACAGGTGTAGGTTTACAGGCAGCACTAGCACAGGTATGGGGACAACTTCAGGTGATTTGGGAGGATACTTCGGTTGAGGCAGTGTATCTGATGAATCCGTTAGACGTGGCAGATTATTTAGGAGGAGCACAGATTGTTACGCAGACTGCTTTTGGAATGTCTTATATTGAGAACTTCCTCGGTATCGGTACAGTTATCCTTGCATCAGATGTTCCAAAAGGAAAGATTTATGCAACGGCGTCAGAGAATATCGTGTTGTACTTTGTAAATGTGACAGGTTCAGATTTGGCACAGGCATTTAACCTTACGTCAGATACAACAGGTTTAATCGGTATTCATACAGGACCGGTTTATGAAAATCTTACATCAGAAACTGTGGCGGCATCAGGTGTAGGTTTGTTTGCTGAAAATCTTGGAGGAGTAGTAATCGGAACAATTACGGCAGCAGAGGCGTCCGGCACAAAAGGAAAATAGGCGTATGGAAGATAATAAATTACTGCAGAGAGTAAGGTTGCGGATTCCAGATAGTGAAATCAGTGATGATGCACTGAAAGAATATATCAGCACTATACAGGATAGATTGCTTTTGCGTTTGGGAGAGGAAAAACTCCCGGACGCATTTCAATCCATTTGCGTAGATGCAACTGTTAAAATGTTCAGAAGGACTTATTACGAAGGCATTTCTTCGGAAAATGTGGTTAATATGTCCACAACATTTGTAGAAGATATTTTATCCGAATATACGCAGGAAATCAGCGAATGGAAAGTAGCAAGGGCAAATTCCGGTGGGGGAAATAAAAGGACGGTGAAGTTTCTTTGAGATGGAAAAAGTGCGAATTGAAAAAGTGTATCAATCAAACAAAAGATGCTTTGGGAAATCTTTCGGGCGGTGTGTGGCACACTGAAAAGATAGTGGATTGCAAACATACGCCACGGACAGATGAACAGATAAAACTAGAAGGTCGTGAGGTGACGGAAAATATTCAGCAGTTTATGTTGCGGTTGCCATATGAACAATTTCCGAAGGAGTGTACGCACGTATCTATTGACGGAGAAATTTTTCAGGAAATTGACAAGGTAGTTGATTTATCTCCCCGTTGGACTTTGATAAAAGTAAAAGTCAGCAAGAGGTGATGTAATGTCATTAGTAAGCGTGAAGATGAATGGACTAGAAACATTAGAGCGTAAACTTTCCGAGATGAACAGAATCCGTTTTGATGCAGTAGTTGAAATGCAGATGGTTGATATGGTTGACAGGGCAACACAAAATCATAATGCCACACAGGGAGGGACACCGTATGACACTGGTGAACTGATAGAAAGCGTAGGAAAAATCGGGACAGGAAAAGATTCTGAAATGGGATATTCAAAGGATTATGCTCCTCATGTAGAGTATGGACATAGAACGGTTAAAGGCGGTTATGTAGAAGGGCAGAGATTTTTGAGAAGAAATGTAGAAATTCAACAGCCGATTTATAAACAGGACTTACTTAATGCAATCACAAAGGAGTAAAAATATGGCATATAAACAACTTGGATTGGTGGAATTGATTACTTCAATTCAAAAAAGGGTGAAAAGTGGAACAGGACTTGAGTGTTATGACGCCGTAGAGCTGAATGCAGCAAGTCCGTTTTATTTTGCACAGGTAGTGGGAAAACGTCCTGCACATACAAAAACAATGTGGAGAGATGTATTTACTGTTTGGATTCATGCCATTGCAGAGAAGGGTGATTCCTCAGTTCAGATATATGAACTCATACAGAATTTAGAGGAGGCTTTGACCGAGGAGATTATACTTCCAGAGGAATATGAGCTTGTGATGCAGATAAATAATGGAATTCAAACAATAAAAAAAGATGAGACAAATGAAAAGCATGCTGTACTTGCCTATGAGTTTATGGTGTGCTATGGGTTTAAATGCAAAATTTAGGAGGCGGAATATGAAAAATAAGAAATTTAACAGATTACAATTATTTGCTTATGATGACAATGCGTATTGTGATTTTACAAGTTCATCTGCAAAGGCAGTAGCTGGAAAAGATATACTGCTTGCAATTTACAATGCGGATGGAACGAAACTGCTTGCGATCAGCGGGCAGCAGGGGCTTACTATTAACAGAAGTGCTGATAGTATCGAGATCACATCAAAAGATACATTAGGAGGCTGGAAATCTAAAATTGCTGGGATGAAAGAGTGGAGCATTGACAATGATGGTCTTTATGTACCAGGAGATGAATCACATGGATTACTATCACAAGCGTTTGAGAATAGTGATCCGATTTGTTTAAAAGTTATCAATGGAAAAACGAAAAAAGGGATGTTTGGAGGACTTGCGGTAATCACGGACTATCCGTTAGAAGCACCGTATGATGATGCTATGACATACAGCTTGTCACTTGAAGGAATGGGACCGCTTGTAGATCTTGCAAAAAATCCGGTAAAACCAGATACTATGCCGGAAGGTGGTTCGGCACTTGCTCCATTAACGGTGGTATCTGTTGCAGGAGCGGATGCATCTGGAAAAACAAATGTATATGTCAATCCAGTAAAAACAGGGGAAAATAAGTATTTTTACAAGACAGGAAAAGCTCCTTTGCTATATCCGGGGTATGGTGAAATCATTACGGAAACTGCATGGAATGGTCTTGAATCTCTCGCTGCCACTACAGGAGATCAGATTATGATTATAGAATGTGATAAAAGCGGGAAAGCATTGAAAGCAGGAGTAGCAACAGTAACAGCGAAGGCGTAGGAGGTAACAGATGATAGAAGTGAATGGAAAGAAATATGTATTAAAATATAATTTAAAAAGAATTGAAATGATTGAGGCATCTACAAACATGCCGACAATGGCAGAACTACAGAGAACAAGAGGATATCTTGGAATAGCGTCTCTTAAGACATATTTTGCATATGGTCTGAAAGAAGAGGGAGCAGACATCTTTGTAAAACCGAAAGAAGGAATTGAAATTTGCGAGGAATTAATCGAATCGAGCGGATACGAGAAAGTCTGTGGCGAAGTGCTTGAAAGCTTACAGAGAGACTGCCCTTTTTTCTTCCAAAGCGCCTGATTGAGTATGAGTATTTCTCGGCAGAACAGGACGAAGAATATGATCGCATGGCGGAGCCCTATCAGAAAGAGATAGACTTCGCTTTTTTTGCGGTCAATTTTGGCTATTCCAAATCAGATTACGAGGAACTCACCCCACGTGAAAGGCTTTTCATTTATAAGGCATGGGAGAACAAAACAGTGTCGGATTCTTATCACGTGTATAATGCGGTGTTTACCGCTACTTATAACGTGAATCGGAAGAAAAACAAACGTGCGTTGAAACTATGGAAAAAAGTAAAAATGAAGCGTGCAGATATAGAAGTTATTAGCGAAAATATGAAAGTTATCAAAGAGGTAGAACAGAAGGAAGGTTTGTCATGGGTGGATGAAATCTACCGTGCAAATGGTTTTCCGTTATAACGAGGAGGTGTGAAATGGCAGACTATACATTGAGTGCCAAAATTACAGGTGATAGTAGCGGATTTGAAAAAGCATTTTCGACTGCTCAGAAAGCAGCGGATAGGTTTGAAACAAGAATGAAGAGCATTTCGTCTAAACTAGATAGTATAGGGAGTTCACTGTCTGGGTTTGGTGCCAAGTTATCTCTAGGAATATCAACCCCAATTGCGCTGGCTGCGAAAAGTATGGTGAACGCTGCCTCTGATTTTGATGAAAATCTCAATAAAGTGGATGTTGCATTTGGGGAATCTTCAGAAGCAGTTACGTCGTGGGCGGAAAATGCAACAAAGCAGTTTGGACTTTCAAAAAATCAGGCGTTGGAGGCAACTGCTTTATTTGGAGATATGGCAACCTCGATGGGATTGGCGCAACCGGAAGCCGCAAACATGTCAACAGCTCTTGCGGGGTTAGCTGGTGATTTGGCGTCTTTTAAGAATATAGGTGTAGATCAGGCTATGACCGCCCTTGCCGGGGTGTTTACCGGAGAAACGGAAAGCCTGAAACAACTTGGCATTGTGATGACGGAGACAAATCTTGAAGAATTTGCTTCTAGAACAGGAAAAGTATATAAAGAAATGTCTCAGGCAGAAAAAGTACAGCTCCGCTACAATTATGTTATGGAAATGGCGGCAAATGCACAGGGGGACTATGCGAGGACTTCGGATGGTACGGCAAATAGTTTGAGAACTTTCCAAGGGGCAGTAGATAACCTGAATATTGCACTTGGACAACATTTACTTCCAACGTTGACACCGCTTGTGCAGAAAGCAACGGAAATGGTAGATGCATTTGCAAATGCAAGTCCACAGGTGCAGCAGATTGCATTAAAGATAGCAGCGGTTGCAGCGGTAGCAGGACCGGCTTTAGTAATCATTGGTACGCTTATAAGTAGTATCGGGAAAATAGCCGGTGTTATAGGTATGATTGGAGCACCGGTAACAATTGCCATAACGGCAATTGCAGCATTGGCAGCAGGGATTGTATATTTGATAAATACAAATGAAACATTTCGAAATATGGTGGCTGCGATATGGGATTTTGTGAGAGATAAAATACAAAGTGCTATACAAGCAATTAGGCCTGTGGCAGAAACTTTATTTCAGGGATTTATTGAAGGTGCAAAATCTTTCCTTCCAGCGTTTCAAAGTATGTTTTCAACAATAAAAACAATAGTAGGGGTGCTATCAGATGCACTATCTGGATTTTTTTCAGGACTTTCGGAGGGATTTTTAGGAAGCTTATCAGGGATACGGGGATTCGGAAATGTATTTTCTACGGTGATTGGTTTGATTGCACCGCATATTAAAATGTTACTTTTGTTATTTCAAAATTTTGGATCTCAGATTGTTAGTCTGGTATCAACGATAGGAAGTAGTTTGGTTCCGGTATTTACGACGCTTGGTACAACGATAGGGGGAATCGTTTCTTCGTTGCTTCCGGCTTTTCAGTCTTTGATGGCGAATTTGGCTCCAGTAATTGGGGATATCGTAACGGTTGGTTCGCAGTTAATTGGAAGTGTGATTGATGTACTGACTATGGCATTGCCGATTGTCGTGAATTTGCTAAATCAAGTTGCTCCATTTTTGGTACAGATAGCATCTTTAATCGGAAATGTAGTTGCGTCTGTTGGACCGATGATTTCTCAATTGTCCGGTGCGTTAGTACCGCTTTTAACAAGTGTGATTAATATTATACAGACCGTGCTTAAAGTAATTATGAATATTGTAACGGCTGCAATGCCGGCAGTGATTGCGATTATGAATGTAGTAATGTCTGTTATTCAAGCAATTGTTCCGGTGCTGACAAATATTATATCTGTGGTGGTATCCATTGTTTCTGTTGTAATCAGTGTGATAGCCTCTATTATTTCGGCTATTTCACCGATTGTATCATTTATTGGCGGTATTATTTCAACGATTATATCGGTAATTTCACCGATTGTGACTTTTGTAGCTAGTATTATTGCTTCCATTATTTCTATTATTGGAAAAATAATAGGAGCGGTGAGCGGTGTGTTAGATGTTATTATCAGTACGTTTTCCACTGCATTTTCATTTGTACAGAACATTTTCGCAAATATATCAAAAGTAATATCAAATGCAATTAATGTGGCGTCGAGTGTGATAGCGACGATAGCGGGAACGGTGGGGAATGTATTTAATTCTGTTTACTCAATTGTATCTTCTATTATGGATAAAGTAGGCGGGTACATTACAGGAGTGTTCAATGGAATAAAAAGTGCTTGGAATGGGCTTACATCGTTTGTATCCGGTGTTTTTAGCGGTGTTGCTTCGGCTGTTGATGCATTGGTGTCACAAGTAAAAGGATTTGTAAATGGAGTGATTGGCGGGATTAATGCAGCAATCGGTTTGATTAATAAAATACCGGGAGTGAATATTGGTACGATTCCATATTTGCTGCATGGTACAGAGGACTGGCAAGGTGGATTTGCGCGAATGAATGAAGGCGGAAGGGGAGAGCTTACATATCTACCGAATGGAACCCAGGTTATTCCACATGATATTTCTATGAAATATGCGAAAGAATCTGCAAGAGCAAATGCGAATACCACTACAACACCAATCGATTATGACCGGCTGATCCAAGGAATCTGCGAGGCTATGGGAAATGTTACAGTGCAGCATACAAGCACTTTAAATGGAAAGACCGTGGCAAGTGAATTATTGCCACTTATGGATACCGGATTAGGCAGAAAAGGAGTTTCAAGAAGGAGGAACAGTATATAATGGCAGGAGTTCTTATTGGAGAGCGTCACACAGAAAAAGATTGGGGATTGCTATGGACAGATCTTTCCATTGGGGAACCAGAGGCGCAAACAAAGGTGATAGACATAGACGGACGGGATGGTGCTCTTGACCTGACGGATTTCCTGTATGGAGATATCCGGTATAAGAATAGACCCATATCCATTACATTCGTAATGAAATCCGATATATATAAATGGCATTCATTGAAGTCGGAAATTGCGAATTACATACAGGGGCAGAAGAGAAAAATTATATTGGACACGGATAAAGGATTTTATTATCTTGGTAGAGGTGCTTGTGAGATTGTAAAAGAAAATGCTCTGATTAACGGAGTGACGATCTCGTTTGATGCAGAACCATACAAATATGAGCGTTACGGAAGTTTGGAACCGTGGGTGTGGGACACCTTCTGTTTTGAGGATGGAATTATACGCGATTATAGAGATTTGGAAGTAAATGGAACAATGGTACTTATGATACCGGGGCGGCGGAAAAAGGTTGTCCCGGTTTTTGAGTGCTCTGAAAGCATGGTTTTGGAATACCACAGCATTTCTTACACGCTCCCAAAGGGGAAAAGTAAAGTCATGGATTTGCAGTTGGGGGCAGGGGAACATATCCTGACATTTCAAGGAAAGGGAACAGTCAGTGTGGACTATAGGGGGGCGAGTTTATAATGTATAGGATTTATTGTGATGGGGAATTGTTGTACGACCCAAGAGACGAAGAATTGGCTATACTGTCAGGAAAAGTAAGGGTTGGGCTAAATAAGACCGGGGAATTTGTGTTTTCCCTTCCGCCCCCGCATCCGATGGTGGGAAAGATAGGGAAGATGATTTCCAAGATAGAAGTATTCGAGGGCGAAGAATCCTTATTTGAGGGAAGGGTTACGGATTCTGAGACGGACATGTACGGATGTGTGGCGAATACGTGCGAAGGAACGCTTGCCTATATGCTAGATAGTATCCAGCGTCCGAAGGAATACCATGACCTGACCCCAGAAAGTTATCTACAGGATAAAATTACCCAGCACAACAGCCAAGTGGAGGAGGAGAAACAGTTTACTCTTGGAATCGTAGAGAAAAAAACGATGAATTACGATGCAAGGGAAGATAATCAGTATACGGATACTTTAAATACGATTCTCGACAAGCTGGTTGCCAGCAATGGTGGATATTTGCGTATCCGCAAGCAAAAAGGTATCCGGTATCTGGACTACTTAGAAAGCTATGACCGCACATCCCTACAGACAATCCGGTTTGGAGAAAACATACTGGATTTGACGGAGTATATAAGCGCGGCAGAGATTGCAACGGTACTTATTCCGCTTGGCAAATCTTTGGACGAAGAGCAGGGTGGAGGGAGACTTACCATTGCGTCGGTAAACAATGGAAAAGATTATATTGAGGACAAAGAAGCAATTACGCTCTATGGAAGAATCACGCGGACAGAAGTGTTTGAGGATGTGACAGTACCGGCGAATCTGAAAACAAAAGGAGAGGAATTTTTAAAGAATGCAAGGAACCTGACCGCAACCATAGAGCTGACTGCAATAGATCTGCACCTTGCAGATGTGGATATTGACCGGATAAAACTTGGAGACATAGTTCATACCGTATCGAAACCGCACGGACTTGATAAATATATGCTTGTATCGAAAAGGGAGTATGACATTTTAGATCCGTCAAAGGACAAGATCAATCTTGGAGACAGTGTGACTGCATTAACAGAAAAACAGGCAGCATTACAGAGGCAGGTAGAGGGGCAAGCGAGTAAAAATGAATCTGTTGAAGTCATTAAAGGTGGCATAAAAGAACTCTCGCAAAAGGTGGAAAGTACAGACAGCTATCTGAAAAAGGTGGATGAAAAAGTCCAGACAATCGAATTAGGGACTGGGGAGACAAAAACAGATATAGATGAGATAAAAGGCAAACTTACGCAATTTGAAGAGGATACGGGAGTTTTGAGAGAAAGTATAGCTGATATTGAAAATAGGTTGGCAAAAGTTTTGGAACGGCTGGATAAGTTAGAAAAACCGGAAGGAGGCACAGAAATGAGATGACATTGGAAGAGAAGATAAGAGGACTGATACAGGAATTTCGCCAAGCATATTATGGGGAGGATGTCCGAAGGACTTATGCAGACATTGCCGAACTAGTCTGCATTGAGGCAATGAAAAAGCTGGATCATACAGTTGAGCAGGGAGAATATGCGAAGGCACAGGGAGACTATGCAAAGGAGCAGGGGAGCTATGCGAAGACCCAAGGAGACGATGCAAAGGCAAAGACTTCAGAAGCCGTAACAGCTGTGCAGGCTGCAATACAGGAAATTACCGAGGAATTTAAGAATATCAAGGATGTACTTGATTCCACAGAAAACGGAAAATTGTTATTGGAGATCCAGCAACTCTTAAAAGACCTGTATCATGTGGCAACAGATGTGGATATTGACAGAATCATCGACGGCACTTATGTGGATGAAGATGAGCAGGGCAGCATTTTTGAAACAGGTACGAAAGAAGACATCGATGCGATCATAGGAGGAACCTATACGGAAAATGAGGAAGAAATGGATGCTACGGAACAGGAAATACAGGATATCATTGACCAGTTATTCAAGGAGGTAAGGAAAAAATGAAATACATAACATTAGAAAACTTAACTTCGTTTGCAACGAAGTTTTCGGGAAAAATCACAGAGAAGTTTGTAAAGAAAGAAAGTGGGAAAGGGCTGTCGTCGAATGACTACACCGCAGCAGAAAAACAAAAACTAGCAGGAATCGCGTCAGGTGCAAATGCTTATACGCATCCAACAACGTCCGGGAATAAGCATATTCCGGCAGGTGGATCTGCTGGGCAGTTTTTAAAGTGGTCTGCTGATGGTACCGCAGTATGGGGAAATGATAACAATACAACATACTCCAATATGACTGGGGCAACACAATCTGTGGCAGGAAAGGCAGGACTAGTGCCAGCACCGGGAGTAGGGTCACAGGATAAGTTTTTGAGGGGTGATGGAACGTGGCAGTCACCGCCAACAGGGACAACTGTAGAAGAAGCAACAGAATCCGATATTGATAAAATAATCGCAGGAACATTTGCGTAGAGGGGAGGTGAGGATATATGAAGGTAATCACAACAAACCTTCTGAATCGGTTTTATAAAAATGGTGTGAAACCAATTAAAGACGCATTAGCACAAAAATTGGATACATCGAAGGTGATAAGCAACCTGACTACTACAGTTGCAGGGTATGCACTAGATGCAAGGCAGGGGAAGGCGTTGGACGAGAAAATTAGTGAGCTAAAGAGCAAAACAAATTTTGAAATGGTTAAATTTACAAATGGATACATAAAGAAATATGAAAATGGTTTTTTTGAATCATTTGGGAAGGTAACTATTAAGAATCAAGACTTTTCATTCGTTCAGATTGGAACAACAGGATTATATCACGCAAAATATACGAATTTAGCATTTGGAATAACAGCAACAGAAGTGTTAAATATCCAAACAAGTGCGATGAATAACGGTATAGTTTGGGCGGCGCGCCCATCCGTAAGTGTGAGTAAACAGGCTATTGATGGATATATTGTTCAACTTGGATTAGATAAGCAAAAGACTACATGCATTGATGTATACGTAGCAGGTAAGTGGAAGTAGAAATAAAAGGAAAAGGAGACTAAAACAATATGGATAAAATGATTTTAACAGACAAAACAGAGATTACAATTAAAGAAGGAGCAAGCCTTAATGCTATTACGGCTGTGGTAGAGCAATTTAAAGATTTAGACCCGATTGCATCTGCTATTTTAAAAGAGGGAAATCTGGATGCAGTACAATTTAAGTCAGAGGAAAATATAACTGGAAATTACACCGACATGAGATTAGAATATCCATTATTTCAGGTTAATGTTGTGAATGAAAAAGTGGAGGCAACATTCGCAATCCGTGAAAAAACAGAGGAAGAAAAGAGACTAGATGCCCTTGAGAAAGAACAAAGCGTACAGGATGGAGCAATTATGGAGATGGCAGGGATGATAGGAGGTGAAGCATAATGGTGTTGTTTTACATTATGAAAATAAAAGATGGAACAATCACGATTGAGGATGTACCAACAAGATGGAAAGAGGCAGTGCAAAAGATGATAGGTCAATAATGGAGTTGAATGGCATGGAGATCAGAGCAGGACCATAATGGTCTTTTTATTTTGCAATAAATATTTGGAGGGAAATATGAATGAAACAGAAGTAGAAGTAACTCTTGCGGATCATAGGAATGAAATCGGGTCTTTAAAACATCGAATGAATGATGTGGAAAAGATTGTGGATTCGGTACACCAACTCGCAAATGAGATGGTTGGTCTTACGAAAGAGATGCATCACACAAACAAAGCAATCGAAAGATTGAATGAAGACGTAGCAGAATTAAAAAGAAAGCCGGCACAGCGTTGGGAATTGGTAATTACGACAATTATCTCGGCGTTAGCTGGCTATTTAATTTCAATGATTTTTTAGGAGGAAATGAAAAATGACAAGAAAGATTAACTGGGAAGTACGATTAAAAAACAAGCAGTTTTGGCTTGCAATTATTCCGGCGGTACTGCTATTAGTACAAGCAGTAGCAGCAGTATTTGGGTACACATTAGATTTAAACGAACTTGGGAATAGGTTGATTGTGGTTGTAAATGCAGTATTTACAGTGCTTGTAATCTTAGGTGTTGTAACTGATCATACAACAAGAGGGATGAAAGACAGCACACAGGCACTTACATATACAGAACCTAAATAATTCAAGTATAAAGCGATAAAAATTTGAATTTTGCAAAAGGAAATCATCAATATGTAAAGAAAATGTGTTTATTTCCATCTTTTAGTTGAAAAATGAGGTATGTATTTGTTATAATATAAGAAAAATAATAACAACATTTATTCAAAAGAAGGGAGTGGGATTGTC